AAGAAACAGATTTACACTGCGTGTATTAATCTGCTATACATCACATGTGAGATTACGAAGGTTCAGATAAGACATTGCTTGTAAACCTAACGTACCATTCTGTCTAAGTGTTCTATTACCCCAGATGCAGTAACCATAAGGTTTAATGTTTGTAATAGCATTTACATAGATGCCATTCAAAGATGTTCCAGTACCGAAATTCTGATAACCGTCAGCAATTGCATTTGTTAATACCTCATTTGTATGAAGCTCAACTAGTCCGGGCACAAGACCTCTACTTACACCAGCAACAACAGCCCAATTATAATTTGTCTGTAAAGACTGAGCAAGAGATGTTAAGTAAGCAAAAGATCCGGGCAAACTAAATGAAGCAAATGTATCGCTTGTGTATACTGTTTGAGGATAAATGCCCCAAGGAGTAAACATTGCACCAAATGCACCGTTTGTAAAACTATTTGAATAAGTATTGTTCAAAGCATATACAACAGAAGTTGTAGCAGAAGCACTTAAAGCTCTTCCTGGATTATCGGTATGATCAATCAGTGCAACAGCGTCGCCTCTCGTAGCACAGATGCTCAACATGTCAAGAACAATACTATTGTTAGAAAATTCAAATACAGGATATCCACCGGAAGTTAGGTACTTGAAATCAAAATCGCCCTTGCTGATAAGGTTAGTAGAAGCAGAAGCAAACAGAGTAGTCAACTGACCGTATAGATCATTGACAGTTCCTGTAAACTTACCATTTGCATTTATCTGAGCATCGGTATTTATCTTACAATAAATTACTTGTAACCCTTGAGAAAGAAGTTTAGCTGCGTATATCCAAGAAGGATCAGGAGAATCCGCATCAAAAAGACTGCCTGTAGCAGGAACAGCATTTGCTGCAAATCCACTACCTTCTGCAAAATCATCATATTCCATTGCTGCATTGAACAGCACAGGATATGCACCAAAAGTGGTGATAAACTCAGAAAGTGTAGTACAAGTAACAGGAGCATATTGTTCAACGGTTGTCACAGAAGACAATCCTGGAATAAAAACTATGTCCGTATTTGAAAGGGCTTCAACAGATTGTGTTAAGTCCTGTTCAGAAATATTTATTCTGAGTGCCATTTATTGTCTCCTTAATCTAAATTAATTGTTTCTTTAGTAAAAGTAGTCTCATCAGGGTTTCTAACATATAGTATATTAGCATCTTCAATTGAAAGATTGTTTGCTACTCTTAGATCCCACAGATAAGCGTCATCTATATTTACTGTAACAGACAACCGTGTAAATTGACCATTAAATAATTTAACAGAATTATTAGAAGTGTCCATTACATCAGAACTTATTCGTATATTTGCATTGTGTTTGAAATTAATATCTCTATACGGAATATTAATACTTAATGTTGGATAGTTGATGATATTAAATACAAGATTTCTCATATACATATCTGCTTCTTTTTGAAACCTTGTATATACATCGAACTGATACTGTATGTTTATTGGGATTTTTGCTAACATTGAAGCAGTTTCTTGACCTTGTATAACTCTAATTCCGTTATAAGTCGTAGGTTGCTTGTTAGAATTTATAATTGTATATCCCTTAGGTCTTGTTATAGTTAAAATAGGAAGTGTGATAGGCTTATCTTTATTCTCGTCTGCAATAACTTGAAAAAGATCTCTTATTTCATCTACTCCAAAAACATGTAACTTTGTTTTTTCAGTCCAATATTTAATTTTACTTACGAGTGCTTCATCATATAAGTATACGCTCATTTATCAGCCCTCATTGAACACAGGGTACTCAAACATTGAATCATCCTCTTGGTTGAGAAGATTGAAACTAGAATTAGAATAATCTTCAATTGTTGTTTTAGTCAATGTGTCTTCATATTCTGGAGCTATTTCACATGAGATAGAAGACGGGAATACCATTATGTTTGAAATCTTAATTACTCTAAATAATCTACCTTGTGCGCCATCAAGACCACTGGGAATAACAAATAGTGCTCCTTGTTGTATGTCTGGAAGATCATATCTAACATGAATAATAGAACTTCCTTCTTGTAACTCCGAGACCCATCCCAACTTTTTCAATGTCTGTTGGGAAGGATGGTCCTCAAAGATGCAATACTCTAACACAGGATCTTGATAATTACTTTCTATTTCTGCATAAGTAGTATAGTGTTTTCCAGGAGTAGGTGCTCTGTAGATAACCTTTATACCTAAAAGACGAGCCATCTCATTGAAGTATCTTCTATGAAGGGTTGTGTTTGAATTAACTAATAACCCATAATTGTCATTATCTTGTATCAATTACACAACTTCCTTTCTTAGATAATAATGCCTATTGCTTTACTGTCTCGGTAAAAGTTTCTTGCCCAACATCATAGACATACTTTCTTCGGAATTAAGGGGCTCAAATCCTCTAGCCTGGTCATAAGTTATTGGCATCACTTCGCCATCTTTAACAGCGTACCACTTACCTTTTCCATCAACTAATTTACGATAGAAATCATAACCGTTACGTCCCGTGACACGCTCAAAGCCATCATTAATCAGATCATCTTCCGTCATTGATTCAGTGAGGTGTCCTCCTCTTTGAAGTGCTTCTCTTCTCTGAACAGATTTGCTCTTTCTTTGAGAGTCAGGAGATCTCATTCCTTCACCAGCAAGAATAAAATCATACACATACTTCAATGCAGCATAATGATTTTTCTTTGCTTTAAGAACAGACAAAAATTGCTGAGCCTTTGCTCCGCCTTTTTCTGCAAGAAGATCTCCGCACACCTTAACTAATTCGGACTGTGAACTAGCACCGTCAATCAAATCTTTGCCGTTTAGAAGAAGACTACTAATGCTGTTACTCTTATCAGAGAGATTAATTTCAGAGGCTTCCTCTAAATTCTCCTGTATATGAGGAGCACAGTCCCACAGTATACTCCAGGCCCGATCTAATACTGATTTCTCTTCTTCTGACAGATCAAAACGATCACTGTCCTGTAACATTTCCTCAATAAGATCGGCTGCTAGTTCAATATCTTTACTGCCGGGCCAGTTTAAAGATTCTTTCAATTGTCTAGGAGAATTTTTATTCGTCTTAAACTTCATAATAATCTCCTTACTTCTTCAGTGTGCCATAAAGTCTAGTAGATTTACCTTCTGCATTTTTGGTCATGTAGTTATAATTAAATTTTTCAGTAATGAAAGATTTGTTTTCATTCAACTGACCGGTAATAGTAAAAGCTTTACGTCCTCTAGTGATTTGTTTATTCTCACCGATGAAACGTAACTTATTGTTCTTTGTTGCTGTTTTTGCTTCAAAGATAAAATTTGTTTTCTTCTCTTTTCCAGAAGTGAATTTAATAACACCCTCAACAACTAAGGAATTGCCCTTCATAGAAACATTGGAAGTTTTGTAAGAATCTACGTTATCGTATACTTCTTTCAGATAGGCTTCTCCCAGACCATCAAAAGATTCTTCATCAAAATCTTCGATGTCATAATCAATTTCTTCCTCTTCGGGAGCTTCAACTTCTACTTCAGCAGAATCTTCAATTTCATCTTCTACTACTTCTGGCACAGGCTGAATAAACTCTTCACCCTCTGCTTCATTAGCAACGGGCTCACTTTCGATAGTAATCTTACCATCTTCTTCCGCATCCATTACCAGCTTCTGCTCATCAGTTGAGACTTCAACATGCTCAAAATCTTCACCTAAACTTTCGTCTTTTCTGTCAGCAATCACTTCATACTCACCGTACTGATCCTTAACTACTGACAGTCCAGCTTCCTTAATTTTCTGCATGGTGTTATCAGAAATTCTATGATATTTTTCCATGTCAAAGTCAACCCATTTCTGATATTCAGAAACGTCTTGGCCAACAGACTCTTGAAGATTTTCTTCTACAGAATCGTCTTCAATTTCAACCTCTTGATCGTCTGTTTCGTCCGAAGCTTCTGTTTCTGCATCTTCTTCGGATTCTTCTTCTTGGAAGGGGCTTACAATACCAATAACTTTGAATCCGTCAGAAACATAACAGTAAGGGCACTCCTCACCAACATTTACTAACTCTTCATCATCAGACTTCTCAATGTCTTCCAAATCTTTGTAGATCATTGAGTTACAAACAGGGCAATGAAGAATAA